CAAAGTCATTTACTGTTTGGACTGGTAGTGCCATGTTTAGGCTTCCTATCTTTAGGAGCGTTTGGCTTTGACGCGTACCATAATCCACTAGTCGTCAAAGAAATGAATTCCTGGTAAGAATTCGCAAGCTTTTCATCACCCTTATCGCTATATACGAATGCTCTAAAAGTGTGTTTATCTACCCATCTACCTAGATAGTTAAATTGACCTTCGTGTTCTTTAGCCTCTAAGAAAGTATTACTTCCTATAACTTCACCATCATGTGTCTTCATCTATTATCTCTATGAAAAAAAAGCGGACGTAGGATGGGACGTCCGCCTTAAGCAGATTACGACATTACGCGTACTGCAAACTCAGGGTTAATAGCAACGCCAGCTATGATGTCGATACGATCTAACTGAACGTAGTTTCTGATGTCTGCACCCAAGCTATACGTCATAGCCATCTTATAAAGATCGCTATAGGAGGTGACAGCTTCCACACCACCTTTCAGCTCTTTAATCGGAGGAGCTGCGAAGACGATTGCTTGGTTATGGAATGCAATAGAAACGTTATGGCTAGTGGCAAGATATAACTGTGCGCCATTTGGAATAGCTGCGGAGATGTTTTGTCTCGCGCCACTAATCACAATGGTTGGATTCACAGGAATACTGGCAACACCAGAACCGTTCGAAGTTACTTGCGCAGTTACTACAAACTGAGCAGTTTGACTTAGTGGCTGATAGGTCAATGGGTTAACCATGAACACATTCGAAGCTGCGTCGATTGTGATAATGTCACCAGCATTGAATACCACCTGATTGTTAGCAAAACCGTTTGCCACAATGGTGTTGCCGCCAGTAATAGGACCGTTTGTGACGACACCTGCCGCCACATAGCCACTTGGAGGCGTACCACCAGTTGCACCTGGCGTACCGGCGATTTGTCTTACTAAGAAGTTCGTTTTGAAGAAATCGAACCCAGATAAGTGACCAATGAATCCGTCTAACAATGCACCGCGGTTTACGGTCATGTTGAAAACGGTGTATAGCGCATTGCTTAGTGTCGCAGAAACGGCCGGTGGGTTAGCCCAGTAACGGTTGCCATCTTCTGGAATGCCAAGCTGCGTCATATAAGCATCGGTTTGTAGGACGGTATTAAAAGTAATTGCCGTACCTGGGTTACCGTATGCTTGATACGTTTCAAGTTGGAGGTTGTTTTGACCGATAAACTGCTCAACCATGTTGGCAAGACGCTTTGCACGGGGATTAAGCATCATATCTAAGTAGGGTTGATCTCGGGCACGGTCAAACGTCATTTCAAAACCAGTGAACTCAACCATGGTATGAAACTGAGTATCAATAGTCAGAGGACGGACGACTTGCACACGGGCTTCGGAAGTTGCCGTTGCACCAAATCCACCTAAGTACCGTTCTTCTAAACGATAGTTAATAGTTTGTCCGGTTGCGTATTTTAAGCCTTTGAAATCACCTTCAAGGTTGCGGTTTGCCACCTTTGCGAAATTAAGATAATTTATGAAGCGAATGAAGGTTTCGTCGAGAATATATTGAGTAGTGTTAAACGTATTTCCAGAGAACGACATATCCATGTCTCCTGCAATGATAATAAACCCTTATTGAGGTCATCCCCAATAAGCACTTTTCACATTGCCGGACGGACAGCATATACACGTCTATTTGATAGAAGCGGCACTATCCATTTACTCGCTTGCTTAAATAATACACTAAATCCACTTAGAGGTTCAACTAAGTTTATTCCGTTACCAAATTTGTATAGGGTAATAATTGACACTTAGTTACATCTAAGTTAATATGACTACACAAACGACTAAGGTGGTATATGAAACCAAACTTTTTATCAAGGAAGGAAGCAGCAGAATATCTAGGACTAAAACCAAGAACATTAGTTCTATGGGCTAGAAAGAAAAAAAATGAATTGCCATTCACTAAGGTAGGTAGGCTTTGTAAATACAGAAAGGAGCACTTAGACGAATTTTTAGAGAAAAACTTTACCAGAAACAAAAAATAGGGGAATAGTTATGCCGGAAATGACTGATGCTTTACTCACACTGATCTTAGGCACCATGTGGGGCAAAATGATGCATGATTCAGATGATTTCGTGTCCACAGCGTTAGGTATTTTTCTGATGGTGGCTATTTTTCTAGCGTGTTTATTTTTGCGATCTTTAAACAACTGAGAGAGATGACTAAATGAGAAAATATCTTATCCTTTTACTGGCTTTGTCAACCACATCACATGCTGGATTTCTTAAACTAACACATCATTCCAGGGCTAATTGCGGTAACAATGAGACTATATCGTGGCATCTAGGGCATTCTTACAATATGAATATTTCAAGTATGCATTTCGATATATCTGCTGGTGAGACTAAGCCATATGATCACTTTGTTTGTGATAATCCTGATCCGAAAAAAAAAGAAACTTGTAATTTGCGTTATACATCAAGGTCTGCGGCAATTTGTTGGGGCGAAATGTCTAAAGGCATTAAATGGAAAGTAAGAGGATATCATTATATAAAATATGTCGATAAGCCACCTGAACTTGTTGGAACAACTACAACTGATTGTAGCATCGGCGAAGGATGGTAGATATTAACTCGGAGATCATAAAATGAAAAAAATATTACTAGTAATGACAATGATTGTTTCAAAAATTGTATTAGCTGAATCGTACTCTGAATCAGACATAGATAACAAGATGATGAAGGAAATGCTAGATCCTAAAACACCATCTGTCAGCATTAAGACATTAGAACAAATGGGATACAGTAAGGACGAAGCATCTAAAAAAATCCAGGATGAATCTGTCATCAAAAGAAATGGATTTAGAGAGATGGGAATAATTGATGCAAAACAGATGTTTTCTTTAAGGCATGATAAGCACCGTTTTTCTTCCGTAAATGAATCAAACCCATATGGAACCGCTATTAAGAAAGATCTATCCAATATCCCACTTAGTTTTAACTTTAAAGGAATAAGCTTTATTCCTAAAAGTGATATTTTAGGATGGGCAGCAGCTAACACTCATAGTAGTAAAGGTTGGACTGGAGTTGCTGAATATTTCAACTATCCTAGTATAGGTGTATGTAATTATCTCATTCGAGATGTTATCGAATCCAATGCCAAAACCTTTTTACGAGCGGATCTGGTCACTAAAGAGGTTAACGGAAAATACACTCAATATTCAGTCCAAGGTAAGAAAGATGATGGGTTCCTGTATACCGTCCAATGGTATGAAGATAAATTCTGGCATTCAATAGAATGTTCCCAGATGGAGTTTTCTAGAGAAACTGAGAAAAAAATGATAGATCTCTCTAGGAGAATTGACAATGACAAACATTAGATCAATCAATAGGAAAAAAATACCCCGCCTAACCAGAGATCAAGAGTATGAGATCAGGAAATTGATAAATGAATGGGCATACGATTGGAAACATAGGATATTTGTAAATGATTCTATAAATGATCCTTCGGTAAATCCTTTGAACTACTTTATTAATCAATTTGGATTAGCCAAAGAAAATCTAAAGGAGATCCTATGCCCCATCCTCACTCATGAGGACAATGACGGCGCTTAGGTATTTTTAGGAATTTATGTTCGTTGGGGCTTTCCAAACCATTGGAATGCTTTTAGCTAAAAGGAGTTTGTGATGAAAAATAACATATGGGTAGACGCAATTCCAATGGTTCTTGGTCTAATGACATTTATAGTTTATATATCGCAGACTAACATGCGAATCACTAGATTGGAAAAATCGATACAACAACTAGAGGAGAGGAAATCAAAAAATACCTAGACATGACATTTAAGTAAAATAATTAGGAATTATCGTGATGAAACTAGAAGATCAAGTATGCTCATTAGACTTAGCTAAGAAATTGAAAGATTTTGGAGTTAAACAAGACAGTTTGTTTTCCTATGTAAATATAGACGGAAAAGGAGAACATTTTGTTTATTTTATTGAAAACTTCCCAGAAGCTTGTGAATACGAAGGAGAACCAATCTCAGCATTCACAGTGGCTGAACTCGGTGAAATAATATCCAAAAAATCAGACTATTTTGACTTATTTTGTACTATAAGTGATATAGGGTACAAAATTTATGAAAAATATGATTCAAATTCTACTGAGCCTCTAATATTTGAGTTCAAAGAAGCAGATGCACGAGCAAAAATGCTAATTTTTTTAATCGAAAAAGGAGATGTGAAGGTATGAAGGATGAAAATGGTTGATCTGTTTTCAGGTATAGGTGGGTTTTCTTTGGCGGCTAGGTGGTGCGGCATCGAAACTATTCAGTTCGTAGAAAACGATGGTTTCTGCCAAAAGGTTCTCAAAAAGAATTTCCCATCAATACCAATTCATGGGGACATAAAAACGTTTAACCCTGAGTATGATGTGGACATTGATATCATTACCGGCGGTTTTCCATGTCAACCGTTCAGTGTATCTGGTAAAAGAAAGGGAATTTCTGATGATCGATACCTATGGCCTGAGTTCAGAAGAATCATTGAAAAATGTAAGCCTTCTTGGATTATTGCAGAGAACGTTATTGGAATCGTGGCGATGGAACTCGACAACATTATCGATGACTTGGAAAAGTACGGCTACCAAGTGCAATCGTTCATTATTCCAGCTTGTGCCGCGGGTGCTGCACATAGACGAGACAGGGTATGGATTATTGCCAACCTTGACAGCAACAGATGCGGGAGCAGGATCTATCATAGGCAAGATGGACACATTCAAAATAACCAAAAATGGGACATTAAGACGATACAGTCGGAGTGGGAAAAACTCAAGCATGAGTCTTGGAAGGTTAATACGGTTCAAGACTGGTTTGGCTATACATCCGAATTTTTGCGAGATACTGATGGGATTCCCAGAAGATTGGACAGATGTAGAGCACTTGGAAACGCTATAGTTCCACAAGTAGCATACGTATTTTTATCGTTAATAAATAAAATTGGATATTAATAAGGATATTTATGATGGAAAATAATACAGTAAATTTAATCGATAAAATTACCGTAGAAAGTTACCAAAAGGAAATCGATCAAATAGTTGACGAAGTAGTAGCTAACATTGAAAGCACGCTGTATGAGAGGATATTTTCCAAAGATATCAGGGTAAGAATTATCTATAAACTTAGAGACTATATCTACTCGAGAGAGTTCAAAGATAAGATCTTCGATGGCATACACTCTGCGATAATGAAGTGATGAGTTACATAATCACGCTTATCGATGGAGTTTTATCGGGTATTTTTGTTGTTTAATGGGTATTTATTTAATGTTATTTGATATTACGTAATACGTAACTAAATTTTATTAAGGAAAGCAAATGGAAATAGAAAGTGAAACCATGATTACATCTGAAACAATTGATGGTCAATGGATATACCTGGTAATAGATGATTCTTGTATTGAAAAGAGAAATGTTAAATTGGCAATTTACCGAGAAAAAGACGAGTCGTCTATGAGAATATCGATTCCAATATACGAATTGTCGAAAATGGTAAAAACAGCAGAAAGTTGCATGGAAATTATACACATGGAAATATATTAAGGAAATATATGACCCAAGATCAATCGAGAAATGAAGACTGTGATTTGTTGGGAAAAATGCAAGTATCTAAGCATAGAGTAATTCATATGTTATTAATTAAAGGTTTAGATTTAGATACTATAAATTCTTTTGCAGCATGTGTATCAGTTTTAGAATTGGGTGCGTGGTCATTATTACTGTCTGCATACGAATCAAAAGAAGATCGTCAGAAAGCAAGAGAAGATTTTAAAGTGATTTATAATGATGTAAAAAATATGGCTATTGAATTTGCAAAATTAACCAAAAAATAAGTGATAAATCTTAAATGGATGGATGGAATAATGGACTATATAAAAAAGTTACTTAAAGAAGATGATTTATTAAAGGACGTAAAGAT